TTAGAGAAGCGTCTCACCCAAGACGCTCTCTATATACTCTTGAAATTTACTATTAAATATATGCGGATTCCTTCCTGCCACCAGAGCAAGTCTTACCCTGTCAAAAGTTAAGCCAGCCCTTACGTTTAACTCCGCAAATATATAATGCCCAGGAATGTGGTACGGAACGGCAAATGCTCTAACAAATTGAGCATGAGTAACGGGATTCACCCAGCGCCTCAAACGACTCTCTTGTAATTCTTCTAATTTGTTTTCCCAGTCCTCCCCACAAGCACACTGCCCCAAAACAAATAGCTGACCTAATCTTTCATCAAGAAATGGTTTCCACACCACAAAATCCATTCCTTCGTCTTTCGGAGCCTCTACATGCCATCTTGCAGGCAATGGCGATGTTGGCCGCCAAGGAAACTCTCCCCCAGTATGCTCATTTAACCGCTCCATCAAAGCAATAAAGCTTGGCGGCCTCTCTTGACGACTGTGAGGAGGCCACCCTGTTCTCAACGCAAGTGAGTCAGCTCCCAAATAGCAACGGGCGGCCTCTGCAGCGATAAATTCAAAAATTATAGGATATTTATTATAGGGCTTCTTCGATAAATTCCGCTGAAGGGAAATCGCAAGGCAGAGCTCATAAACCAATGTTTCACTTCGCTTATATCTGAGCGAAGAATTCACAATCTCAAACGGATAGTGCTCCCCCAACAAGATCGCACGCCTTTCTATTTCAGCGATAAGCGGCCCAGCAATAAAATCGATCGCTGCTTCCTCGTCGCGCCACGAATAGTCATGATCGGGAATATCGGCATGGTGCTCCTCAGCAATAATATCGTCGCGTATGCCCCGCTCCAAAGGGACAGCGCCGCCTTCCATCATAGCTGCAAATTCGGTTTCGTCAGCGTTCTTTGCAGCTTGCAGCAGAGCGCCGCGCTCAAACCACGTAGAATTGTCCCTTATATACATCAGAAAGACTCGGGTTCATCCATGTCACGCAGAGTCTTAAACAGACTTGCACCAAGAGATGCTACTTCCTTACTCTTTGCAACTAATGAAGTTAGATCGCGACCAGAAATCCCACCACTACTAGAAATAGATAGAGCTGCGGAAAGGCTTGCCTGAGCAGCATTTAAGGCTCTTGCCAACTGATCAGCCGGGGCACGTGATAGCTCCTCGATTTGCTCAATAGTTGCTCCTTGCTCCAGATACTCTCGCTTTACAGGATCTGAGACCGCATTAGCAAGAAGACCTAGCTGGCGAGAGTCCTTGATCGCAGCAATTCTATTTCTATTTTTATCCCCAAACATATAACCAACAAGCGAAGCAGAATCTGCCGTCTTATTTGGCTTAATGGGCTTTTTATTAGTTGGATCGTTGCCGGTGATATCCAGCCACTCTCGAACAGGATTATAATCCAACAGCGTATAAACCCATGAGAATGGGAAGTCCGGGTTGCTCCCGCGCCCCTTTCTAAGACTATTGCCAGGCTGAAATAGACCTTCTTCAATCAGCTGATTTATAAAGTGATAACCTTCTAACAATCGCTGAATCGTTCTATTTTTATCGCCAGTTACCTGAGCAATTTCAGCGAGCGTCATTTCTCCACTGCTTACGACTTCATCAATCCAAGCGGCTTTTGCATATGAGTCCCATGCCTTTGCAGACATGATGTGTCGGACTCCAAGATAAGCATGAAGCCGCAAGGCCTCCTTATCTTTATGATTAACGATATGAACAGGAACCTCAGTATCTTCGCTCCAAGGAAACTTTTTAGCTTCAACGTACTCCTGAGCTCTTCTCCTCTGATTTTTTGCACGATCAGCATTCGCGAGCATCAAGCATGCGGAGAGTCTTCGATTACCCTCTACAACGACCAAAGTACCGTCAGCCTCTCTACGCGCAATCAAAGGCTCAGCGGCAAAATAACCATTAAACGCAAGAGAGCTAATTACATCCTCGACGCCAAAATTCTCAACAATGAAGTCAAGAATTTCTGTTTGATTTCCTCTTTGGCCTTTTTCAATACCGAACCGAGGATTACGCGCATCCAAATTTAGATCTTTTAGCTTTACGTAATCTGTTGCAGTTTGGCCTGCCATGTTTCTTCTCCAGATATTGTCTTTCGGCCTGAACTCAAACTTTAGCGATTCGCTAAAGGTTTTGAACTCAAAGCTGCAATAAGTGCCTGTTGCCCTTCCGGCTTAAAATACAGCGCCTGGAAAGGCTTTGACCATGCATCAATCTGGATGCCGAGATCAGCTTTTGGCGTGACTAGGCCTTCCAGCGAAGAAACGTCAATCAACCCGGCGACGGCTTGCAGAGCCTCATCGCGAGTCACAATGATCTCGACTTTAGGGGCGTCAAGGTAGCGAGCTGAGTATGGATTGAGCGTCACCTCCATAGGCAACGCACTTACGTGGACACTGGGCGCATCTGTGTGAATCAGAGTGCGATATACGCCGTAGAGAGCTACCCGCTGCACCTCAGCGAGCTTCACCTCCTCCAGATCGTTGGCAACTACTTCGGTGGCCAGTTGGATATGAAGTGGCTCATTGGATATCACCTTGAAAGTGCCGTTCTCCTCAGAGAAGTCAGCCTTGTCCTCGATCATCTCCGTGACCGTGGCAAACTTCATCGGTTTGAGCGGGCCGCTCGCTGGAGCATCCGACACGCTCGCCTCGACGACTTTAGGCGCCTCAGTCTCCCCGCAGCCACCCAACACAAGCGCGGCCAGCGACAGCGCCGCCAAACCGTAAAGTCCCTTACGCATCACTACTCCCCTTTCAGTCACTACAACTTCACGTCTGAACGCCCAGCCATCGAGGCCAGAGCGGTAACCATCTTGTGCGTGTGTAGCCGGTCACCCTCGGGCAGCTGGCGGTAATGCTCGACCAAGGCGATCTCGTCGCCGTTGAAGCTGCTGGAGGCCTCAGGCGTTCGACGGCCAGTCACGACATAGAGCACGTCAACGCCCATCTCATCAGCAGCAGCCAGATAGGCAGCGTCAGGGCTGCGCTCGCCCTTCTCGTAGTTGTACTGGCTGTTTTTTGAAGCGCCGGCCTTGGCCGCGAACTCCGTTTGGTTCAGCCCGATACGCTCGCGTTCTTCCTTCAGGCGCTCGCCTATTCCCACAAATGTCTCCAACGGCATTTGACAGTCCCACGTTCATGGGAAATACTTCGCCTTGATCACACGAAATCACACGAAACAGAACTATGCCGAACGCCTACCCCACAGAGCAAGCACGCCAGGCTGCCCGCGCACGCCTTGCCGCTATCGGTATTTCCATCAGGGAATGGGCCGAGAAAAACCAGCTCGACGAATCCACTGTTTATGCCGTGCTCAACGGGCAGAAAAAGTGCCTGCGCGGCAAAGCCCACCGCGCTGCCGTCCTGCTCGGCATCAAGGAAGGCGTTGTCCCGGATGCGCCGGAGCAGTACGGCCGCCGCTCCACCGACCTCGGCGCTGTGATTTCACAGTAATGGCACCTGGCCCAGCGAGAAACCAGAACATGAAGCGCCCGATCCTAGAAACCCGCCGCCAGATGATGAGTGCCGTGGTCTGTGCCTACCCGGGTGGCCGCGAGTGTGCCGCTGCCCGCCTGGGGCTGGACCTCAAGAAGTTCGACAACCACCTCTACGAGAACGCCGGCAGCCGGCCGCTCTCCGACGAGCAGATCCACCAGCTCGAGCAGCAGGCGGGCACCAGCTATTTTCCAGAGTACGTCGCCGCCATGTACGGCGGCGTGTTCGTACCGGATGCCAACCCGGGCGACCTGGACAACATCGAGCTGTACGAGCGCTCGATGCGCACCGCCGTGCTGCGCGGCACCGTGGACCAGATCCTGTCCGAGGCGCTGGCCAGCGGCGATATAGACGAGCACGAGCGCAAGGTCATCCTCGCCGCACATCGCCGCCATGTCGCCGCCCGGCACGCAGAAATCAACGCAGTCATCGTCCTGCACAGCAAACCGCAGAACTGAGCATTTACCGGCACTGGCCGGGCCGGCTTTACGGCAACAGGGGAGGGGAACCAGTGAGCGTAGCCAACAACGGCGGATACAAATGCCTATGCCCGGCCTGCGGGCACCGCATGCGCATCCGTAACAGCGAGGCGCAAACGCCGACGTTCAAGACCATGTACGCCCAGTGCATGAACATCGCCTGCGGCGCGACCTACGCCGGGTCGCTGACCTGGGACCACGAACTGAGCCCGTCCGGGCTCGATCGCCCGCGTGTACGGCTGCCGGTAGCACCTTCGGTGCAACGCATGCAGGCGCTGCGCGACAGCCGCGAGAAAACCGACCAGCTCGACATGCTGGACCACATGGAACCGGAGGTAGCAACCGCATGAACGTCTCGACAATCAACGACGCCCAGGAATATCGGGCGAGCATGCAGCGCGCCGCGCTGACCTTTCTGCAGCGCCACCAAGGCGAGCACTTGACCGACGATGGCCTCCTGTTCGAACGCGCCGTCAGCTACCTGGTCAACGCGCTGGACGTGCCGGCCTTCATGGCTGACCAGCTGGTACACCTGGCCATGAGCGAGCTGGAATGCCTCAGGCGCCCGGTGATCGGCATCGACTACGGCACCCAGGACGAAACCCGCGTGGCCCTGCTCAATTTTTTTTCGGGTGAAGCGGTATTAATCCCCCTGCGCCACCTGCCGGCGCGCCTGCAGCCGCCCGCGGCGCCGCTGGCTGCAGCAGCCACGCACTGATCACCCCCTGAATTGACCCAAGCCCATGCCCGCCTTTGCGCGGGTAGGGGCAAGTTGCGCCCGAACGGTGGCCCCTATGACAAGCGTTTCCATCCAAATCACCCTCGATCCGGCCCAGGCCGAGGCCTATCTGCGCTGGCTGACCAGCCAGTACGAGCAGCTGATGGCTGCCTGCTGGTTTGACGACAAATACCGCTACACACCCCAGGGCCTGCGCGGCCCCAAGATCCTGCGCGACCACCCACACATCGCCGGCCTCAACCGCACCATGCGCGAGCTGGTGAAGCAACTCGGGGAGGCGCGCTCATGAGCAGCCCCATGCCCCTCTGCGAGGACCTGGCGGCCAACCCGGCGCGCTACCTGTTCAGGCTGCACCTGCAGAACCTGAAAGCGGCGCCGGGGTACGACCAGCAGCGCAGGGAAGCCGTCATGATCTACGGCTACCTCAGCTGCCTGCTGGAACACGACCTGGTCAGCCAACAGCAGCACTCCGCGCTGTTCGACGAGATCCACGCCTTCGTCTGGGGGCCGTACCAATGAAAGCCATGCCCCACGAAATCCGCACCGAGGTGCTCGCCCGCCTGGAAACGAACTATGGCCTCGAGCGCATCGCGGGCACCCCGTACATGCGCAAGGGCACGTGTCCCAGCTGCGGTAAGCGGGAGCTGTATACCCGCTATGACGAGCCGTGGTTCATCAAGTGCGGCCGCAGCAGCGCCAATTGCGGCGAGCAGTGGCACGTCAAGGAGTTGTTCGACGACCTGTTCGATGACTGGAGCAAGCGCGCGCCGGCTACCGAGCAGGACCCGACCGCCACGGCCAAGAGCTACCTGCAGGGCGCCAGGGGCTTCCACCTGGAACTGATCGAGGGCTGGTACACCCAGGAAAACTACTGGGATCGCGATCTGAGCATCGGCTCGGCCACCGTGCGCTTTCCGCTGGAGAAGGGCGGCTATTGGGAACGGCTGATCGATCGCCCGCACCGCTTCGGCAAGAAGAAGGCACGCTTCGCCCCGGGCCAGTCCATGAAAGGCTACTGGTGGTGCCCGCCGAGCCTGGATCTGCTCCAGGTGCGCGAGCTGTGGATCGTCGAGGGCATCTTCGACGCCATCGCACTGCTGCACCACGACATCGCCGCCGTATCGGCCATGAGCAGCAACGCCTTCCCGGCCGAATCGCTCAAGGCACTGGCCAAGGCCTGCGCGGAAGCCGGCCAGCCGCTGCCGAAACTCGTCTGGGCGCTGGACAATGAGCCGGGCGCCCATCGCTACACCCGCCGCTGGGTGAAACAGGCCCGCGAGCTGGGCTTTACCTGCGAGGCCGCGCAGATCCCCCAGGGCGACCGCAAGGTGGATTGGAATGATCTGCATCAGCGCTGGATGTTCCTGGACGAGGACAAGCGTGCCGAGCAGGTGGAGCGTGACATCAAATCCGCCCGCTACCAGGGCGCGCTGCTGATCGCCGAAAGCGCCGCGGAAAAGGCGCTGCTGATGTACGACTGGAACAAGCGGGGCGAATTCCACCTCGGCTTCGGCAACCGGATGTACTGGTTCAAGCTCGATCTGGAGAAATTCAACCGCGCCATGCAGGACCTCGAGGGCAGCGACGACCACGACGACCAGTTGCTCAACGATCGGCAGATGCGCGAGAAGGCCCTGCAGCAGTCCGGCAGCGTGATCGAGATCGCCAACTGCTACCCCAAGGCCCTCTATTTCCAGCGCAACGAGATCACCGACGAGAGTTGGTACTACTTCCGCGTGGACTTTCCCCACGACGAGCCGACGGTGCGCAACACCTTCACCGGTGGCCAGGTCGCGGCCGCCAGCGAGTTCAAGAAGCGCCTGCTCGGCATGGCCGCCGGCGCCGTGTTCACCGGTACCGGCAGCCAGCTCGACAAAATCATGAAGGACCAGCTCTTCGGCCTGAAAACCGTCAAGACCATCGACTTCATCGGCTACAGCAAGGAGCACGGCTGCTACGTGTTCGGCGACCTGGCCGTGCGCGGTGGCGTGCTCGAGCAGGCCAACAGTGAGGATTACTTCGAGTTCAAGCAGCTGCGCCTCAAGACCCTGCAGAAGAGCATCCGCCTGGAAATCGCCCGTACCGACGAGAGCTACCGCGCCGAGTGGCTCGACTGGCTGTGGACCTGTTTCGGCACCCAGGGCATCGTCGCGCTGGCATTCTGGTTCGGCTCCCTGTTCGCCGAGCAGATCCGCGACGAGTACCAGAGCTTTCCCTTCCTGGAAGTAACGGGTGAGGCCGGCGCCGGCAAGAGCACCCTGCTGATGTTCCTCTGGAAGCTCTTCGGCCGCCCGGACGAAGAGGGCAAGGACCCCTCGAAAATGTCCAAGGCCGGCCTGCGCCGCTGGATGGGGCAAGTATCGGGCATGCCGCTGGTCCTGCTCGAGGCCGACCGCAGCGACAACGACCGCGGCGCCGCCAAGGCCTACGACTGGGACGAGCTCAAGCCACTGTTCAACGGCGGCACCCTGGGCGTCACCGGTGTGAAGACCGCCGGCAACGAAACCTACGAGCCCCCGTTCCGCGGCACCATCGTGATCAGCCAGAACGCCACCGTGATGGCCAGCGAGGCCATCCTCACCCGCATCGTCAAGCTGCACTTCGTGCGCCCCGAGGTCACCGCCGCCAGCCGCGCCGCAGCGGACAACCTCAACCACCTGAGCGCCATGGATGTGTCGCACTTCCTGCTCATGGCCACCCGGGCCGAGGGCAAGGTGCTGGAAACCTTCCGCGCCCGGGCGAAGGTGCACGAGCAGGCCCTGCGCGGGCTGAAAGAGATCCGCATCGAGCGAATCATCAAGAACCACGCCCAGCTGCTCGCCCTGGTCGACTGCCTGCAGCTGATCATCCCGCTCACCGATCGGCAGCACGCCGGCGCGCAGCGCGAGCTGGTTGCCATGGCCCTGGCTCGCCAGACCGCCGTCAACGCCGACCCGGCCGAGGTGGCCGAGTTCTGGGAGGTGTTCGACTACCTGCAGAGCCTCAGCGAAGACCCGGTGGTCGACCACAGCAAGAAGCCGGACGTCATCGCCATCAACCTCAACGAGTTCGCCGAACGCGCCTCCGAGCACAAGCAAAAGCTGGCCGACGTGGCCACCCTGCGCACCCTGCTGCCCAACAGCCGCTCGCGCAAATACCTCACCCACAACAAGGGCGTGGACAGCGCCGTGCGCGCCGCCTTCAACCGCCGCAACAACCAACTCACCCAGCGCGGCGCAACCGTGAAGTGCTGGATCTTCCAGAACCCCGACCAGCCCGGGCGCGGCAACGCCTGATCGGTCGAGCAACACCCCAACCCAAGGAGAAGCACCATGCAAAACCAACAAACCCAGACCCTGGAGCAACTACTGGCCGAGCGCGTGAGCGCGTATGCCGCAGGCGACCGACCGCGCGAACTGATCGACGCCGGTATCGAGAAGCTGTTCAAGGATGTCGTTGACGATGCATTCCGCTCCTATGGCGACTTCGGTAAAGCCATCAAGGACGCGGTGAAAGAGGCGCTGCCCGCGAATGTCTCCGACATGTTCGAGCTGACTCGCTACAACGCCCTAGTGGCGGAGGCGCTGCGTCAGCGCTGGGAGGCCGCTGCTGTATCCGAGACGCTGATGACCAAGGCGACCGCGTCCATTGAGGAGGTGCTGAAAAACGACGCAGTGTTCGGAGAGGTGTCGCTGAGGGCGCTGCTCGAGGCGTTCATCGAGGCCCACAAGGAGGAGGCCGCCGAAAATGGCTGGGAGGCTCCCGAGATCCGTTTCGAGGAAAAAGAAGCCTATGGCAGCACCACGCTTGCCATCTACTTCGACCCTCAGCCAGAGAGTGACTGGAAGTCGGACAACCCGTACTCAAGCCGCAGCAGCCGCAACGACTACTCGCTGAAGCATCGCCTGTACATCCGCCTGTCCGACGAGGTGCGTCCGGCCAAGGAGCGGTGGGATCGTGACGTCCAGGTTGGCGAGGTCTACCACGCTCAGCTCGACGACAAGAAGGTCTCTCTGCACCTGAATATCCGCGAGAAATGGGAACGCACATTGGCCTCGCTCTACTTCGGCAACGCCAAGGTGTTGGTCGATTGCGATGCCGACGAGTTCAGCTACGGCATCTACGGCTGAGGGTGACGGCCATGAACCACTACGACGATGACGAACCCAGCCCCGGCCTGCGCGCCCGGCTGGTGATGGGCGGCTGGATCGGCACCGGCCTCGCCGGCCTGCTCACCGCGGCCAACCACCTGCCGGACCTGTTCCTGCTAATCGCACGCTGAAAACAAGAAGGCCCCGGTGAGCGGCAACTCACCAGGGCCTGACCAACCCAAGGAGAAGCACCATGCAAGCACAAACCCCCGAAGTCAGCGCTGAGAAGGCTACCACGCCGGCCGCAGACATGCGCCTCGTGTCCGTTGAGCAGTTGCAGAAGATCCACCGCGACCTGGACGCTTGCCAGAAAGTCATTTGGTTGGCCAGATGGCGGTCGCGCGGCTATGACTGCGCCCCTTCCTACGTGACCGACGCCCTGGCGCGGCTCAAAGAGATCGAGGCGGTAATCCAGACCCCTGCGCCAGCGACGGCGGCTCAAAAAATCGACTTGAATGCTGCAATGCAAACGGCGTTCGAACTGGGCGGCCTGGATGATGGCAGCTATCTACTAGAGGCCGACGAGCTGAAGCAGGTCTTCCGCGCCGCTCAGGTAGCTCAACGCCCCGCGCTGGCCGAGCAGCCGGTGGCGTTTCGCATTCTGCGCCGGAATCACGACGGAATATGGGCGACCGACGGGCGGGCGTGGGTTGACGGAGTGCCAGACGCCGACATGTTGCGTGACATTGCCGAGCATTGGGATCAATGGCGGCTCGAATACGCCTACGCCGCCCCCATCGCGCAGACCGCCCCGCAGCCTGAGCAGAGCGGGCTGGTGGAGGCGATGGAGCATGTCTCCGAAGGCGCGGAGATGCTGCAAAACCTGATCGACAACATCGAAGCGAAGGGCAACTACAGCGCCGAGTCCACGGTGCTGTTTCTGAATCAGGCGCTTGGCTGCATCCGCGCCGCCCTCTCCACACAAGGCGGTGCAGCATGAAGCCTTGCACAGTAGGCAAACGCCACAGCTGGACTTTTGTCCGCAACGTCGTTACCAGCCACCTGAACGGCCGTGTTGGTCGCATCACCAAGCGCGGGCTCTACCGCTGCGAATGCGGCGCCGCGAAGTACGGCAACCCCGACCACCAGGTCGAAGGTGGTGCCCAATGACCACCCGCACCCGCCCAACCATGGCCAGCCACCGCCTCGACCTGCCCAGCATCTGCGATATCTGCGGCAAGGCGCGCGCCACGCGCCGGCATCAGGCCTGCAGCCGCATCCGCCAGCAACGCAAAGCCGCCGAGTGGGCCAGCTACATGGCCAACCTCACCGCCAAGAAAGCCCAGGGAGGCCGCCGCTATGCCCGTTGAAATCCGCACCCGCCAGGCCGCCGAAGCCATGGCCCGCAAGCTGGGCCTCGATCCCACCAAGCTCCGCGAAACCCAGCGCGACCTGCTGCGCAGCGGGGTGGAGTTGTTCGTTCATCCAGATGCGCCGAAGACGACGGAGGTGACGACATGACCATCACCGCCCCCGTCATCCGTTACCACGGCGGTAAGTTCCGCCTGGCTCCATGGGTCATCGAGCATTTCCCGCCGCACCAGGTCTACGTGGAATCGTTCGGCGGCGCGGCCGGTGTGCTAATGCAGAAGGCGCGATCGCATGGCGAGGTCTACAACGACCTGGACGGCGACATCGTCAACCTGTTCCGGGTCCTGCAGGACGCGAATACCCGCGCTGCCCTGACCGAGCTGCTGGTTCTTACGCCATATGCTCGAGAGGAGTTCGAGCAGGCCTGGATCTTCACTGACGAACCAGTCGAGCGAGCGCGCCGCACGGTGATCCGAGCACAAATGGGCTTCGGCTCGGCCGGGGCCAGTAAGGGTACAACCGGCTTTCGCATCGATTGCTACCGGCAGTACGGAACGGCGCAGCAGCTGTGGGCGCGCTATCCGGAACAGTTGGCAACCATCGGCAAGCGTCTCGCCGGCGTGCTGATCGAGAACCGGCCGGCGACCGACATCATGCTGGCACACGACTCGGTTCATGCCCTGCACTACGTCGACCCGCCGTACATGCACGACACCCGCGTGCGGGGCGCGCAGAAGGGGCGCTATTACCGGCACGAGCTGGACGATGCTCAGCACGCTGAACTGCTGGCTACCCTGCTGAAGCTGGAAGGAATGGTCGTGCTTAGCGGGTACCTGAGCGAGCTGTACAGCGACGTCCTGCAGGGCTGGACGATGACGTCCACTTCCGCCCGCATCAGCGCAGGTCGCGGAGGCGATACGCGAACCGAATGCCTCTGGTTGAGCCCATCCTGCATGGATGCGCTGCATAGCCGAGGACTACCGCTCGAGGTGGGCTATGGCTGAACAGGACCAGAGGCAGCAAATGCTCGAATGCGAGGCGCGTACCTGGCTGCGCAAGGGCTACGACACACCCGAGCGCATCGAGGAACTCACCGAGCTGATCACCAAGCGCCGCGGCCAGGCCTCGGCCGAGCGCCTGGTCGAGGAAATGCGCCGGCAGTGGCGGCTGCGGGCCGACTGGTTGACCTAGAACTCACACCACCCAATTCGAGGCCCGGCAACGGGCCTCACGCTTTAGCGGCGCATAGACTCCCGCCGTTTCCACCAGGTGAACACGACCATGCACGAAGGCGTTGAGGTGCGCGGCAATTCGCTGCGCGTTTATTTCCGCTACCAGGGCGAGCTGTGCCGCGAGCCGTTCCCAGGGGATGCCTCGCCGGCGAACATCGAGCAGGCCAGCCGGCTCGCCGGGCTGATCCGGCACGAGATCAAACACGGCACGTTCAGCTATGCCCGCCACTTCCCCCATTCGGTGAAGGTGAAGACCAACACCTTCGGCCACTTCATTGATCTGTGGCTGAACATCAAGCGCAACGAGGTGGCGCCGTCTGGATTCAGGGTTTACGAGGGCAGGGCGGAGCTGCACATCCGACCGAAGTGGGGCGCGTGTCAGGCCGATCAGATCGACCACCTGGACCTGCAGGAGTGGGTGCAGGCGGAGCTGATGCCGAAGCTCCACAACAAGACTGTCAACGAGATCATCGCTCTGGTGCGGCAGATCTTCCGGTTGTACCGGATGCGCAACCGGATGGCGCATGACCCCACCGAGGGGCTGCGGGTGCGGGTGCCCGATCGGGACGACCCGGATCCGTTCGACCGCAAGGAGATCGAGGCCGTCCTCTCGACGGATACCGAGCGCGAACAGGAGCGCAACCTGGCGCAGTTCATGATCTGGGCGGGACCACGCGTATCGGAGGCGATTTCGCTGGCCTGGGAGGATGTGGTCGACCTGGACAAGGGTATCGTCCGCTTCCAGCGTTCCCAGGTGCGCGGCCACTACAAGGTAACGAAGACACGGCGCTCGGTGCGCGAGGTCAAGCTGCTGCGGCCGGCGCGCGAGGCGCTGCAGGCGCAGGCGGAGCTGACCCGCGATCTGGAGCCGGTGCTGGTGGACGTCACCGAGCGGGACAACAAGACGGTGCGCGTGCGCAAGCTGCGCTTCGTGTTTCACAACTCCAGCACCGGCGCGGCGCACACCAGCTCGGACATGCTACTCAAGGGCTTCTGGCGACCACACCTGAAAGCGGCCGCCGTGCGCTTTCGCGGGCCAAACAACTGCCGGCACACATTCGCCAGCCAGCTGCTCACCACCGGCGCGGTGCCCCTGGAGTGGATCGCCGATCAGATGGGGCACACATCCACCGACATGATTCGCAAGCACTACGGCAAGTGGATCAACGACGACGGGCCGGACATGGTCGGCATCCTCGAGCACGCGCTCAAGCTGTGA